CTTGGTGAAAGACTTGGCGTGTTTCCAGCACCAGGTCCACCATTATAAGCACCTCCGCCGCCACCACAGCCGCCACTGCCACCAGCGGTATTGTATCCACCGCCATAGCCACCACCATTTGATGTGTAAGTAGTTATGCCTGAACCTGATACTACTGAATTACCGCCTACACCACCATTGGAATCTGCTGAAGCATTGCTAGTGCCTGCTGCACCAACTGCTGCAGTTATAGCTGTGCCTGACTCAACTGTAGACCAAGTATTAGTATAAAATCCTCCGGCACCACCACCGCCTCCGCCTTCTGAGTTACCAGCGTTTCTACCATTACCGCCGCCAGCTCCCCCTGCGATTAATAAAAATTCAATATCATATGGGTCTGGTACAGCGATACCTTGTTGTTGACCAAATCCTCTTGAGGATGCTGCTCCCCGAGTTCCTATTAAAGGCATATTATAATATCCTCCTATTATGCGTATTGCGTTATAGACGCGAGTACTGTGTAGGCTGCGCTCCCTGTTTTGATAACCGTATAAACATAAGAATCAATTGAACTCGCATTTCCTTCAGTTGGGGCTGAACCGCCCTGCCATTCTGTTGTAACACCTGATGTAGTTCCATCTACTTGAACAGCAGTATTTCTGTATTCAGAACTGCCGATTTTCACTAGATGACAAAGCGTTAAGGATTCACCCGTATCCATAATAGTGTTCATTGTTGTAGAACCATCTCCTCTAAGATTAATTGTCCAATCTCCTGAAGCGTCTGATGTGTAATACCAAACAGCTTGAGTTAATGCATCAAAATTTTTAGTTCCAGTAGCTGCAGTTGCTTCAATGGTCATTTTTTCAGTTGTAGATTGGATTGCTCCTTGACCACTGAAAGTTGCTCTACCATAACCATTAGGAGTAATTAAAATATCTTGGTTAGCTGCGTCGGTGATTGTAATAGCACCTGAAGCTGTACCACTATTAGTATTTAATACTAAGTTTTCTGTACCACCAGTTGTGACCGTTAAGGCCCCAGCTCCATTTGAAGTTAAGGTTGCCGCTGCTCCAGAATCTCCAACTTTTACTGTATCTCCAGCAAGAACCACATCTCCGGTTCCTTTAGGAGTAATATTAATGTCAATGTTACTATCACTACTACCTGTTGAAGAAAGAGTTGGACCAGCTCCGCTAGCTCCTGCGGCTATAGTAAATTCGTTTTCCGCTGAACCAGTAACTGTAATTTTTATTAATTCATTTCCACCAGTGTCTAAAATAGATGTACCAATAGCCGGTGAAGTTAAAGTTTTGTTTGTTAAAGTTTGTGTTCCTGTAAGAGTTACGTCTCCAACTCCAAAGCCTGTATCATAAACACCCGTGTTTGTTGCAACCCCATCAAAATATACAATCTTCCAACCTTTATCTGCAGTTCCCCAAGTGACCGTGGCCCCTGAACCAGAATATGCTTTTAATTGAACTGTATATGCACCGGATGTGCTATTTTTAATAAGATAAAAATTTTCTGTAAGAACAGGCATTGTCAGAATCTTATTTCCTGTAATTGCTTGCGCAGAAACAGCACCCATAATAATTACTCTAGTTGCAACCGTTGCACCTGTTGCTCCGTCTGCTTTAGATAAATCAGTGGTATTCGCTCCAGCTCCTGCGGTATTTAAAGTTTGTACTTTATAACCTCCAGAGATCTGTTCTATAAGTTCTAAATTTGTGTTTGTTTTTGTTCCCCATGTACCAGCAGCTTCGCCGGTTACAATTTTTTCTACCCCTAAAGGTGTATATGTGGATGGCATAATTTTCTCCTTTTCTTACGCTACATCACTATAGCTTGTATTTGATCCAGTTGCAACATTTGTATATGTTGTATTTGATCCCGTGTCAATATCTCCGTAATAAATTGGATAAGGAGCAGTTAGACTAATTGTAGCAGAAACGCCGGTTAATCCTATATTCATTTCTGTAGGTGTAATGGCCCCTACCGAAGATGTTGTTGATACTCCAGTTAATGGAACTCCAATTTCAGGAACAATAGATCCAACGGAAGTTGTTGCCGAAACTCCAACTAGATCAATGAGTTCAACGTTAGCAACAGTTACTGATCCAACGGAAGTTGTTGCTGACACCCCTGTCAATCCCATTACATCAGAAGGAGAAATAGCACCTACTGAAGATGTTGTTGATACTCCAGTTAATGGAACTCCAATTTCAGGAACAATAGATCCAACGGAAGTTGTTGCCGAAACTCCAGTTAATCCCACAACATCTGCTGGTGCAATCGCACCTACTGAAGCTGTTGCACTAACCCCTGTCAATCCCATAACATCTGCAGGCGAAATAGCGCCTACTGAAGATGTTGCTGAAAGTCCAGATGGTTGAACTAGTTGATTAAATGACTCTCCCCATGGTTCTTCACCCCAACCATTTCTACCCCAACCAACCATAGTTCCCGCATTATCGAAAGTACCAAGTTCAGTTGTGGCACTTACGCCGGTTAAAGCTGCAATTGTAAGTTGAGTAGTAGTTGGTGATCCAACGGAAGTTGTTGCTGAGACTCCAGTTAATTCTGCCGTTATTGTTTGAGCAGCTGTAGGTGTGCCAACACTAGCGGTTGCGCTTACTCCTGTTGGTAAAACTGAATAGTCTACACCCCAACCAGAGTTTCCCCATTGTTGTCTGCCCCAGCCTTCTTCATTGAAAGCACTTAAAGAACCTACTGAAGAAGTTGTAGCTACTCCTGTTAAAGAAACTGTTATAGTATTAGATGCCCAGGCATTTTGTCCCCAGGCTACTGAAGGACTATCACCACCCCAAATTGATGCCATAAGGAGTCCCTCCTTATGCTATCCGAATAATTGCGTTAGATGCGTCTGCTACAGGAAACTGAATTGTAAAAGTTCCACTTGAAACTGTTTTATCTCCGCCAAAAGCGATTGTACAGACTGCAGCGTCACTGGAGTGCGAATCATTAAAAATTAAACAACCATTAGCTGTGAACGAAGCTGAAGTCCAAGATATATCAGCAAAATCACAACACGCTGTATCAGTTGATAAAGCTGGTGTTACACTTGTAAGAGCTTTTCCTTTTGCAGAATAAGAACTTCCAGATGTGTTAGAAATTTCGTTAGTTGAACTATACGCTGTTGTAGATTTATTAATAGTTGCTGAACTTGTATATAAAGCTAAGTTAAAAGTGTTTCCAGACGATGCCGTGAAATTATGTTCAGCTTCTAAAATTTCTGTTTTAAAACTGTTACATACTGCTGATGTTATTGCCATATTTATCTCCTAGTTTATGGAGTCGGAGACTTGATTGGAATACGAATTGTACCGTCTGTATAATCATCCCGTCTTCTTCTCCCAATTTGCTCTGCAGCAAAATTTTGTAATACATTATTATACTTTTGTTCGTAAGATGTCAACATGTCCATTGGACCTTTTAAAAACCCATAAGCTTCTACTAAACAAGCATATAAAAGCCCATTCCCAAAATTTCGACTTATATAGGTTCCACTAGTATTTGTTACTAAACTCGTGGGCATAGCATTAAAATGAACTTGAAATTTATAAGTACTATCCGGAACAGGAGCGAACATATACTTCCCTGAAGTAGTATCAGTTATTCCAGTTGCTCCACCAAATTGAGCATAATATTTAGGGTTTCCAGTGTCTGTATCAGCAGCTACATATTCATTTAAAAAAGTCTGGTCTTTTTTTTGAAGCCAAACGTTGGCTCCTGTGATAGCTGAAGTTGAAGTATAAACCTGTATTCCACGAGTAAATAAACATCCTGCTGGACAGTTTATATACTGTTGTCCAGTAACTAAATTTCCCTGTTGTTGTTTTCTATCTGCATCAATTGGAACATCTCTCATCATTCTATATTCAGCGTTTTCTATAAATCTGCTTAGAATAGCACCAGTTAAAACATTACTATCTACTTCAGTATAACTTCTAATGTCAGCTTCTAATGCTGAAAGTGTATATCCTGCCATTATTCTTTATCCTTTTTTCTATTTTTAATGTGTTTAATTATTCCAGTTATAGTTCCTTCATGAGGATTTTT